TATTAAAACACAACTAAGTGGTGGGGCTACATTAGTTCATGATGGAGTACCAATTATGCTCATTAGAAGAGGAGATTACTGGTATGAATTTGGAGCAGATGGAGCAGCATCAACACCTTACGTCAACTGTGAGAATGCCGTGTTTGACATAAAAGGTAGTGTCACACTATCTGGCTTATCAGGTGTTAGTGATTCTTTCGCTTTTTCTGATGCTGCCTTATTAACTAGAGCAACTGAATCTGGTTATCAAACTATTGAACACCACGCAGTTAAGGCAGGTGCAGTTGGTGGTGGACAGAATATGTTTGCAATAACAACAGACGGTTCGCAAGGCAGTTATAAAGCAATCATAGATTGGCATCTTGGTTTTGATGTCACATCTATAGCAGCAGCGTCTGGTACCCTAGGGAATACCTTCACACACCTCAGTGCATCAGATGGTAGTGGGGCTGATAGTTCGGTCATAATACACAGCGCATTTCAAAATGCTGCAACAATACCAGCTACTAGAGATATTTCAGCAGCTGCTATGACAGTACTAGCACCTAGTGATAATGTTAGAAATCTGAATTTAAATATGACATTAGTTGGAACCGGCTCTGTCACCATATTTGCAACCATTAAAATAATATGGACAAAATATAACACACCACCTGTAGTCACAGTGTATTAATAAGAGGTAATTATGAAAAACTTAAGCGCATGGGCACAACTTGCCTGTGCTACTTTGATACCAATAGTTATAGCGCTAATTGTAATGTATTCAGACATACAAAGGCTTAAGATAACTAAAGCAGAGCAGACTCAGGTATTAGAGCTTAAATTATATTTCACAGAGCAAATGACTAGAAACACAGTAGCTATTGAAAATCTGAATGAAACATTAAAGAAGATAGGAGGAGTTGAAATTGTCAAAAGGAAATAAAAATTCAGCAACTGAAGATGAAATAGGTCTCCTACATAAAATGATAACTAAGATACATGGCATGAAAGCTAGTGCCATGATTGAGGTTGCAGAAAAACTATTACACGAAGGACATGATATAGAAGAGGTAATGTTAACATTAAATACTAGAGACTTATCTTCAGCTCAGAAGTGGGTAGAGTATAATGGGGTTAGTTGTAATCTTGCAGAAGACGAGGAAGGCTCTAAGCTATCCAAGGATCTTAAGAGGTTGAAAGAGAAGCAAGATAAGAAGATAGTTAAGTTTGAGGATATCATGACCGGGAGTTAGGTTGCAGCATAGATAATAAAGGATGATTATGGCAAAAAGAGAGATGTCAGCAGAAGATCAATTACTCATGAGGCAGTCTCTTGAAGAAGTTCAAGAAACTTTTCCAGATACTCTGGAGGGTTTCTTGCTCTTTGCTCAAACTTGTATCAACACGTTGATCAAAGGTAATCCAGATCTAACTAGAGTTCAGGCTGATATATGTAAGTGGCTCTACCTAGGGCCAACATACAGAATGATACAAGCACAGAGAGGTCAGGCTAAAACTACCTTCACAGCTGTTTATGCTGTGTTTAGGTTAATGCATGATCCTAAGTGCAGGGTAGTTATATTCTCAGCAGCTGGTGGTATGAGTAAAAAGATAGCTGCGTTTGTTATCCAGATGCTTAATGGGCTTGATTTCTTATCCATGCTAAGAGCTGATAAGAATGCTGGTGACAGAGAATCCATTGAAGGTTATGATATCCATTGGTTATTCAGGGGGGTTGATAAACAGCCTTCAGTTTGCTGTATGGGTGTAGACTCTAATGCACCGGGTAACAGGGCAGACTTACTTATCTCAGATGATATTGAATCGCCTAAGAACTCAAGAACTGTAACAGCAAGGGAAGTTCTAGAAGATCTGACTAAAGAGTTTGAGTCTATTTGCACAAGTGGTGATATTGTGTATCTAGGGACACCTCAGTCAGTTGAATCAATATATAACAATCTCCCCTCAAGAGGTTACGCAGTGAGGATATGGACAGGTAGATATCCTACTGAGAAAGAAGAAGAGCAATACGGTGACAATCTTGCACCTATGTTAAAGCAAGATATGATCCTAGATCCACAGTTAAGAATAGGTGGTGGATTGGATGGTACTTCAGGACAGCCAACATGCCCAACCATGTTAAGTGAAGAACTATTGCAGAAGAAGGAGCTGTCACAAGGTAAGGCTAAGTTTACACTACAGTATATGTTAAGTACAAGTCTGTCGGACTCAGAGAGATACCCGCTAAAGCTATCCAATTTAATAGTGGCAGATTTTAACTCTGACCAAGGACCAGTACTACCTGTGTGGTCTAATGACCCTAGAAATATGTATCAAAGTACAAACTTCGGCCTTAAGTATAAAGTCTACAGAGCTGTCCAACATCAGTATGAGCTGAGAGCTTATGATCAAACTATCATGTATATAGATCCTGCTGGTGGTGGTAAGAATGGAGATGAGATGGGGTACGCTGTTATTAAACTAATAGGAGCTTATGTTTACATAGTTGCTATTGGTGGCGTACCCGGAGGGTATGAAGAGGATAAGTTAGTCAAGTTAGTGCATATCGCTAAGGAGTACGGAGCTAAGACAGTTTGTATAGAGAAGAACTTCGGTAATGGTGCTCACGCTAACATGATGAAACCACTATTCGCAAGAGAGAAGTGGCCTGTTATTATAGAAGAAGTGTATGAGACAGGGCAGAAAGAACTAAGGATAATTGATGTAGTTGAGCCACTATTGACATCTCACAGACTTGTTATTAGTCCGTCTGTATTAGAGTCAGATGCTGCTTCAGTTAGTATTTATCCTATTGCAACTCAGGTGACTTATAGGTTCGTACACCAACTGTCAATGCTAACCAGAGATAGAAACTGCTTAAGGCACGATGACAGACTAGACGCTCTTGCAGGGGCTATAAGGTTTGTAATTGAAAGGTTAGACTTTGACACGCAAGTTATGATAGAGGCAAAGAGACGATCTGAGAGCCTTGAAGAGATTGCTGCATGGAGAGATCCCGTGTCACGGAGAGAGTGGCTCACAGGAGTTGTTTCGCAGCGTGATGGGAGAATTAGTCGTAATTCACTGTCCAGAGGTGCAAGAAAACCTGGTTTTAAACCAAGAAATAAGTTCGGATAATCTCTAATAATTTCAATGATTTATATTAGGTTGCAGCATAGAGAGTGAGGAAATTAAAAGAAAGGAACAGAGCGTTCTAGTAGGGTTAGTAGTATAGAGCGCTAAGAGAGTTCAGTCTAATAAGAGCATATAGCTCCACTACCCTCTACCCTGCTAAGGGTTGAGGTATAATAGTAAAATAACAAGGAGACAGTAATGACATTAATTGGAGATTCAGCACCAGCACAAGAAGAAACAGTAGCATCATCACTACCCATGTCAGTCATCACAGCAGCAGAGCTTATTGATGAAGACAGTTATGTAAATGATTCAAATAAATCCGGCAAGAAACTAGGAGCTATGTACTTCATTGAAGGCACAGCAGGTACTATGAAGATTGCAGTAGCTTCTGGTGGTGATAAGAATGACCCTTGGGCTTTGATTTCTTCTGATAGTTCTATCACACCGGCGTAAGTTATATCACGCTCAGGAGGGTGACTCGTACGCTCTCTTGAGCTAGCTACTATCACAAATAAGAGGTACTAATGGAACAATCACCTATTATGAAATTCTTTGCATATAAGCACTTACCAGAAGGTAAGCTACAGGACATCTCAGCTCACTTCTGTGAACTTGCTAAGACACTTGATGAGAATGTTAAAGGGAGTGCAGAGAAATCAGCAGGGCTTAGAAAGCTCTTAGAAGCTAAAGACTGTATGGTCAGAGCTTCACTATAATATTGACAGAGGAGACCAGATGTTAAAAGAATTTAAGAACAAGCCACAGACTCGCCTAGCTTGTGTAATTGATGAGAAAGGTGAGCTTGTAGAAGTTAAGAAAGGGATATGGAAGTATACACATCAAGCCAGAGGTTGTACTAAGACGCTCTTGGAGTTTACTGTAGGTGCAAAGCAGAAAGCTCCTGAAGCTGGAGACTACATTGTCTTCTTGAGTAAGGATGATATCTACCTGTGTGGTAAGGAAGAGTTTGAGAAAGCTTGGAATCCAGTAGGTATGAGGATTGGCTAATGAATGAATCAGATCTTAAAGGTGAGATAACCTTACATGTAATGAGAGGTTTACCTAGGTCTGGCAAGAGCACACAGGCTAAGTGGATTCAACAAGAGACAGGAGCGCCTGTAGTATCTAAAGATGCAATAAGACTAGCCCTGCATGGACAGAGATACTTAGCAGAAAGAGAGGGTCAGGTAAAAGAAGCCTACTACCTTCTTCTAAAGGCTCTTGCCTTTGGTGGTAACAAGGTGATTATAATAGATGAATGCAATGTCAACCAGCCTAGTACTATAAAGATTCTGAAGGAAGTTCTAGAGGGCTTTGAGATTGACTTCATCTTCCACGTATGCTCTACTTCTCCTGAAGTGTGTAAGCAGAGAGCAATAGAATGTAATCAAAGAGACTTAATACCAGTCATTGACAGCATGTCAAGAGATTGGATTAGTGTATAAAAGGGGGATATAATATGAGCAACAAATTCGCAAAAGAGCTAGATAGAGCAGCTAAGAAAGTTGGTATTGATCCAGCAGATATTGATAAGCTACAGGATGAACTGAGAGATGCAGCAGTAGAAGTAGCTGTACCTTGGTTTAAGAGGATCTTCTTCTCTCTGCTTAGTAAGTTGGTTAAGAAGTAATGAAGCCGGTCAAGTACCTACCAGAGGATTCTGGCAAATCAAAGAAGATGCAATCAGATAACTTGCAGACTACTGACAAGTATAGAGAGAACTATGATAGTATCTTCAAGAGCGTTAAGAAGAGAAAAGGATCTACACTGTAAGCTAGGAGGTAGAATGGGAAGTGGTATAGGTTTACTAATATTTATAGCAGCTTCTATATTCTACTTAGGAGGAGCTTTATACTTTCTTTGCATCTCAAGATTCACAAAGTGGATAGATAAGAGAGTATCAGTAGAACAGGATTATGATAGTAGTTCTTAGAGGTTTAATATGATCGGAGACTTGATATTATTAATTAATTAAGAAGCTATTTAAGCGTAATGTAACATGCGTTCATGAATATAAGTTCATGCCAGATAGAGTGTTCTATAGATTTGATTACTTTAAGTGCATGTTATGCGGAAAGACCATTAGTGACAGAGATCATTTATGGTAAGAGAATACTTAGAG